GTCTCATACTCAAATACTACACCCCTCTCTTTAAGATCATTAGATATACTATCCTCAAGACCAGAACGGTAACCATTCTTTATTGCGTGTTGTCGTATCTTACTCTTGGTGGTAACCATATTTCACCCACTTCCCTACGTAACCAGAGTAGTCTGGCGTTTTCAATCACCCTGTCTTCATCACCATCGTAAGCCTTAACAACAATATCCCACAGGTCAAACTCAGCCTTTGCTCGTCCTAATAGTTTAGCAGCTTTCTTTGGGCCTACTCTGTGTAGACCTATGATGTTGTCCGCTCTATCCCCAGTTAAGATTTGAGTGTAGAAGAATACCATACCTTGAGTTAGGGTAACCTTTGTTAAATCCCCCCTAACAATATTAAAGTGCCAACAGGGTATCTGTAGCATATCTTTGTCTATAGAGGCCACACAAACTTTGTATTGTAACCTACAAGCTTCGATAGCTATGAGGTCATCTGCTTCCTCACCTTGGCTTATAATGGCTCCCCACTTGCTCTCCATGTGATCTCTGGCTACCTGTAGATGACGAGGCTTATCTACTCCTTTCCTGTTACCCTTGTATACCGCAGTCTTTGCTATATCAAACCTAAAGTTTCCCTTGCCTGTGAGGTACACGACATAATCGTCTGGGCAGGGAAAAACGCAGGTCTTTTCTAAGGTGAAGTCTATAAGTTCGTCAACCTTCCTTCTAGTATCTTTCGATCCCATAGACTCCGTGGAGAAAGCCGCACGATAGGCAAGGATATCCCCGTCGATTATAACTTTCCCCATTTCCATTATTCGTCACCCCAGATCATATCCCCATTGTCACACTCAAAACCTACTGCCTTGACATATGTGTAACCACTTGCAACAGCGAACTCTGCAAATAATTGACCTAGCTCTGTTAGTAGTTCCAAGTTATCCCGCTCAAACAAAACTGTTCCATCATAGCCTTGTTCTTCTGGGTCGAAGTTAGTGCAAAGAGTTATCTTCATTGGGGTCTTCTCCTATTTAAAATGGAATTTCGTCTGGGTCTACTGAGTCAGGGGCCATATTTTCCCAAGGCACAAGCTCTGTAACACCGATATTTGATAGTCGTATGCCTACCCCTTGCTTGTATGTCTCAAACATAACCACAGCTTTAGTTCCGTTGCCCAGAGCGCCATCGTCTTCGTAGGACCACATTCTCTTATTCTCACGTCCTTCACGTAAGTCAACAACCTTTGGTGTCCCGCCGTAGTCTATAGTTACTGGCTCTCCCGTTTTACTATCGGTAAAAGTCTTAGGGTCTGTTACCTTTACTTTGATCTTCATAAACTTACCGATACCAAAGTCTTCATTCCCACTTAATACACGGGGGTTGTTCATTGGCATTGGGTCCATACCCTCTTCCAAAAGCTGATCTATCTGAGATTGGTCGGTGAAGTAACCGTTAACAATGTACTGCCCACCAAATGCGTAGATAGCCTGTGCTACACGAGGCCCATCTGGTAAACCCATGTCAACGTTTTCCTTAAATACTTTTGCATATTCAAGAACCATGTTCATTTCATATTTAGCCATGTCGAGTTTTCCTTTGTTTGGTATCTATATATAACGTCGGTTTTAGCCCAAGTGTGGGGGTAAAATAAAAATAAATATTCTAGTGTATATCCGCATATGTTTTTCCGAACTGAGCGTCTACTCCCAGTGGTACGTTTAGGCTTAACTTTCTATTAACCTTGCAGATAGCACTAACCATCGTTTCTCTTATCTTACCTTCATCTCCCTTCTTAACAACGGCAATAATCTCGTCGTGAAACTGACCTACCGTTTCTACCCCATTGTTGCGACAAACAGCAACCCAGCTATCAAAGCAGAACACTCCAGTTCCCTGATTAAGAGTAGAAAACCTGTCCTTCTCACTTCGTAGGCTATACCAGAACTTAGATACAGGGTTCTTCAACCACATAGTATCAAATAGTTGCCTTGTCTCTACTTCAGAGGCTACCTGTTCTACTGACCAGTTACGTGACCAGAAGGCATCTAAGAGCGTCTTACACTCCTTACTGGGCATACCAGTAGTACGTGACAGGGTAGCTACGCCTACACCGTAGGTAGCACTGTAGTTGACCACCTTGTAGTTCTTACGCAGGGCCTTCAATGATAGCTCTCCACTATTGTGTTTATCCATGTCATCCTGAGTAATGGCCCCTGCGTGTAGGGCTAAGTCTAAGTGAGGATCAAAGCCATCACGGCTCATCTCTTCAACATAGTCTGGGTCTAGTGGTTTCATGTAGTGACGCTTAGTAGTATCCTCCAAGGATGTCATATCAGCACCACACAGCGTGTATCCCTCTGGGCAGGTAAGACAACCACGTATCTCTGCTCCGTAAGGCTTGTCTATCGCTGGCAGGTTAACCAACGGCTTTGCATGTTTGAACCGTAACGTATTAGTAAGACCTGCTACTGTAGCCTTAACGTAACCGTCACGGTGAGAGGTAATCATACCCTTTATAACACCAATCCGGTGAGATAATACGCTGAGACCATCTAGTAAGTTTATAGCCTCCTCTTTTCCTGCAAGCTCTTTAACTGATTCACATAGCTCACTGTTTTTTCGTACCTGTTCTAGCTCCCTAGTTTCACCAGTAACTCTATCCTTCATAAACTTGAAGGTACGTGGCTCCCAGCCCAGTGAGAACAACCAGTCCTTGACTTGATCTGTAGAGTTAGGGTTAGCTCTCTCATAACCTGTGGTGACCGTTATAGACTGTGTGGTTGGCGGTTGTAATTGTTCCTTACACAATTCTATCCACTTCTCCCCAAGTGCTGATATAGAACCATCTTTCCTCTCCATAACCTTTGGCTTAGTCCTAACTGCTGTTATACCCCTCTTAGGCATGGCGTCGGCCAGTAACTCAACCTTCTCCGCTTTAAGGGCTTCCCACTCTGCTAGGTGATCCTCTGCCTTGGGCACGTCCAGTTTCCACCGTAGGGCTTCCTGAGAGGCTGCACACTGCAACTTGAATGTCAGGTAGTCTACCAGTCTGTCACGATCTTTATCTTCCTTATATAGCTTCCTCAGCTTGTAGCTTAGTTTATCCCACAGTACATTGTTGATGCGTACATCCTCTTGGCAGCGGTGCTTATAATCTTCTGGTGTTAGGTTCTCCCAATCATCTATACTAGGTTTTGGAACACCATACTCCAAACCATACTCAGATAGTCCATGCTTTGTTTTCCAGTGGTTAAGATACCACGACAACCCTAACGTATCTATGAGACGCGACACAATCTTAATACCCAGTATCTTTTCCACTACGGGGATATCATAACGAATAATGTTATGACCGATCAGAGTGGGGCTATTAAGAAGTACATGTCGCATTTCGTCGTAGTCATAAGTTGACCTAACCTCACCAAAGTCATTAGACCAAGACATTACGTGTATCAACGTAGGGTCTAGTCCATCTGTCTCAATGTCAAATACTGTGTTCATTATTTACACCCCGTTGAAAAAACTATTCTTGGCATATTAGTGTATCTCCCTTAGTGTAAATGTTTCGGTGCTAAATCGTAACTTACCCGCATGACCCTCTTCTGCGCATGGTCGATTCTTCTCAACCTTTAAGTAGGTCGTGTTTCGTTCCTCAATACTGTCAGCTTCTTTATCACGATGCAAGTCAATAATAACAGAGGCACGTTGTCCTATCATCTTACAATACTTTGGGTCACCATTTTCATTAGTGTGGGCTATGGTAACAATCCCTACGTTAAGCTCTGCTGCAAGCTTAGATAGACGCACAGACAGGTCAGCTAACATACTTTCCTTATTCTCTTCTGAGCTACCTACCACTACATCTTGGATAGGCTCAAAGAAGATAAACTTACAGTCACACGCCTGACTAAAGAAACGTATCTGGTCGCACAATTCCTCAGTACCTTGCCCATCCCCCAAGTAAAACTGGTAGAAGTTTTCGTCCTTTGTCAGATTAGTGATAGCTTCACGTACAAGGCCATCAGCATCTTTATCTTCTATTAGGTCACGTCTGGTTAGGTTATCCCCCACTTGGTACGACACAAGCCCTAATATCGACCGTAGCTTAGTTTCCTCTAGGTGCCATGCTGCAATAGTAATACCCTGCTGTAACATACTGTATTCCATATACCTCATTAGCTCTGTCTTACCAATACCAGTAGGTGCTTTAAAGACTGTGAAGTGTCCCTGCATGAGACCCATAATCTTATCGTCCAGCGCAGTAATTCCAGTGGGGTAGTATGTATGCTCTGGGGTGTCAGTGTAAAGCTTAAGAAATTCCTCTGAGGTGTTAAGTATGTTTTCTGGTGTGTGCTTAGTAGGCTTCCACCATAGGCTCTTAAAGTCTGCGCCCTTACCTGCAACCAAGAAGTCATTAGCGTCCTTGTACTCACCATGCTGGATACGATAAACCCTATTGGGGAATAGACGTGCCATACGATCCGCTAAGGCGTTTCCTGCATCATCATTATCGACAGACAGGATAATCTTCTCAAAGCTATCTAACCAATCCTTACAGTTTTCCCAGAGTTTCTTAGAAGGCGTTGCAGAGGGTAACGACACAACAGGGTTAGTGTAACTGGTCTTCATCATCTGTGCTACTGATAGTGCGTCAAGTTCCCCTTCTGTTATAGTTAGGAACTTAGAACAACCAGCAGGAAAAAAGTTCATGCCAAATAGTTCATCCCCCTTAAAACCACCCTTGGCATAGAAAGCCTTCTGATCTAGGCGACGAACCTTAATTCCCCCTGATGGGTAGATGTACTCCTGCCGATCAGTGTACGACATAACATTGTAGTCTCTCATTGTGTTAGACGTAATCCCTCGCAGGGGTTCAAAGTTTCCCTCTGAATTATTCTCCCTTATTGTATGTGTCTGATCTACCAAGCCTACATCTTTTCTGTCGTTTGTCGGGTACTTATCCTTTGCCCAAGGAAACATTCTTTCCCTTGAGGGGTAACCCCTGTCGCAAGATTTACAATGCCCAATCTTCTTATCATTTTCATAGTTAAAAGCGTCACTAGATTCGCACGACGGATAAGGACAAGGACCATGTGATATGTTTGCCATACTTTAGTTTCTTTCTATTAGGATTATTTACTCGTGACTGTTTAAAACTCAAGTTATTACTTAAGTACTTCATATATCTATAACGTCGTTTATAAGTGAAGTGTGAGATCACAAATTGTTACAATTTTCTCCCTTATGTCCTTTCTGATGCTGTTAACAGTCCACCTATCCACGTCGAGAGCTTCAGCAGTTTCCTTTACGTTGTTGTTATTTCTATATAAAAAAATAAGAACCTTCCTTTCTTTGTCGGTTAGAATTTTCATGAGTTTCTGCAAAGAGTTTTTTAACTCGTATGACTCATCTACGCTTTCTGCCCTAACAGTGTCAACTTGTTGGTCGAGAAATTCGTAGTCGTTTTCTTTTACTTTGTCCCTTCCCTGACGACCTAAAGAGTAAGTTAAGGGTGAAGAGGCGCGATTTGTATAGTCGCTCATAGCGTCTCTGGCCCTGTGGTAGAGGGTAGCTGGACTTTTCTCCCCCTTTGCTCTTAGCTCTAGGCAGGTAACCACACCAGTTGATACAAGGTCATCATATTCTTGATAGTTCCTATACTTGGTTGCCAACCTTCGACACATGTCTAGTACTTCCTTATTCTCCATCTACTTTTATTCCCTTCTTTATTAGCTCGACAAAACCGTACTCAAATATCTTAGCGTACAACTCTGGATCAAGGTCCAGTTTAACAGAGGCAGTACCATCCTCGTTTTCTATTACCTCTAAAACCTTTATTTTATTATCCATCTTTTATCTCCTTGTTATGTTTACGAAACCTTTTATTGTAAGCACGTTTAATCTTCTTTACCTCTCCTCTTTTCCACCTGATAAATCTACGTGCTTTGGTAAGTCCATCATACTCATCGCCGCCCTTCATGGGTATACGTTTAGTCATTTGTTGTCTCCTACTACTGGGGTGTTAGTAATAGCAAGTATTGCCTCTTAACTAATACAGTGGTGTCAGTTTACTCATCTCTCAGTGCTACCCATGACAAAGGAAATAGTGTTTCCATCTTTAAGCTGATAGCCCATGCTACCTCTTGTGTCTCTGCCTGTGTGTCAGAAGCGCAACGGAGACGACACATGTCAGCAAAGGCATCAAGGCTACCTGACCAGTACCATTCAGTCATTGTAGACTGAGGTAGTACCATACGTGCTTGCTCTGGTGCTATGCCCTGCATTTTTAACTCGTGATAAATCTTTTGAGCTATGTATTTATAGTCCACCCAATCATACTCTCCGTAGCTCTCGCCTACGATCACTCTGGTTAAAACGTCTCCTACTACACCAAAACTGCCCTGTTTCTTATCGTCAGCCCTCCCACGCCACTCATCAGGCTCATAGAACTCAGGCTCATCATCTACATATCTACGACTAATCTCATTCCAACGTAAGAACTTATGTTTAACCAGTTGACGCGCCACAAACACTGGAGCCTTGACGTGGAAGGATGCAAAGCAATGCCCAAATGGACTATAATGGCCGTGATTGGCTAGGTACTTAATAAGCTTCTTATCAGGATCGTTGAGTATAGGTGTCATAGGATCACCCTCAACGCATGACTCACCAAGTGACTCACTCTTCTTACCAAAGGATACCCTTGCTGCATTTACTACACTAAGGTCACTGCCCATGTGGTCTATGTATGTTATTTCAATCATCTGTGGTTATCTCCCATGTTTCTATCCAATGCTCAGTCTCATACTTAGACTGCAAATACAATACACGTTTTTCTGCTTTATGCCTAATACCATATACACCACAAATACCAAGTTGATTTAAAATAACGTATACCTTACTGGTTCGGTCAGCCTGTAGGGGAGGCTTAATTTTCACTGGGGGTATACTACTTATTGAGTTAATCATAGCCCTGTTCCCATGCACAATTTAAGTTCTACTTCTAGTTTCTCTTTACGTATTAAGAGCGTCTTGGCTTGTATTTCCCAGTACTCAGCTTCCCGTTTTGCTATCTTTAACTCTCCCTTTACATACTTATTGTTTCTCTTAACAGATTCAAACTCTGTCATTAGCTGGTCGTAAGCTTCGCTTCTAGGCCCCTCTGGGCAGGTAAGGCAACGTCCTATCATTAGTGATTAACCTCTCCATATATGTCTCTAGGGTCATTGTAATAGTCTTTAGCTAAGTAAGTATGCCTAACGTCTGGCACGACATCAAGTTCTTCAATCTCTTCTGCTGGAAGTATGCCGATTGCACGTAACTGATCTTCTAGTCTCTTATTAGTCATGGTAGTTTTCCTTATAAAATAAGTGTGATCCTGTTTGCCCTGTATACTCTAGTTTTGAGGCCCAGTAGGGGTTAACATGGCTTGCATGGTAGTGAGTAGAACCCAAAGTAAAGTCATCCACCTCTCCCCTCAGTACGTCAGCAGCAACCATCTGAGCATATGCGTACTGATAACTATCTTGTGGTGTATCAGACTTACCGTCACAGTACCAGCTAAATTGACACCTATGCTTTCCCTTGTAACGTGCTTCCTTAACGACATCGCATACGTTGTCTGGAAACCTTTCCGACTTGACTCTGTTAAGGGTAACCAAGGCTACTGCGTACTGCCCAGTCCAAGGCTCCCCTCTTGATTCGTAGTACACATTCAGTGCTAAACAAACGATTGCTTCTGCTAACATTATGCTACCTCTTCCCAATCAAGGCAATAATTCCACTCAGCTTCCATGTCTATTGCATAAGGGGGCCTCATAGTTACTGCTGTAGTGTTGTATGCGACAAACTTAATTATCCCATGTAGCCTATCGACGTTCAAGACCCTGATCGCATTTAACCGTTTAGCCCACATGGTAGCTTCTTGTAGGGTAAGCCTATGCCCAGTGTCACACAGTACGGGTCCATTCTTAGGGTGGATACCAGCTACTATGTACACTTTGTTCTCATGCTCAAACATCTTCTTCACTTTCTTGGTGGTCATCATTATAGCAATCCTCAATAATATACTTACACTTCTCACAGACACCGAACTCGTCTATCTCATCCTGTGGGTGGACACGACCACAACTATCACATACGTCCATACTCATTCTATGTAGCATTATAATCCTTTCTCCTTAACTGATTCTCTTCTACTAATTCCCACGGGGGGAGTCAACCCCCTTTTTTTTTCTAAACTAATTTCCACTGGGGGGGTCTAAACTAATTCCCACGGGGGGGTCATTTTCCACTGGGGGGGTCAGAAACGATGTGTGATATTTCTGCAACACCCCCAAAAGTATGGGTATCAAAAGGATAGGTATACTAACGATAGTTGGTGTGATATTTTGGCAACAGTGACATTTATGCAACGTGATATTTTGGCAACGTGATATTTATGCAACACCAACTAAAAGAGTCAGGTACTAATCCCGACCAAAAGACTCGACAATAGTACCTGACCAAAAGACTCGACAATAGTACCTGACCAAAAGACTCGACAATAGTACCTGACCAAAAGAGTCTGGTATAGTACCTGACCAAAAGACTCTGGTATAGTACCCGACTAAAAGACTCGACAATAGTACCTGACCAAAAGAGTCTGGTATAGTACCGGCGCGGATTTGTACTCGACCAAAAGACTCGACAATAGTACCCGACCAAAAGAGTCTGGTATGGTTTCACTGATAGTGAAATTTGTTTACTATAACATTTGACTCGCCCACCCTCTGATTACAAAGCGGCCCAAAATATTGGACAGACCGCGGCGCTCTTGCGACTAAAAATAGAATAGAGGACTCGCAAGTGATTCGCAAGCCCTTATTTCGTTTTTATTTTATTGCCTAGTAAGAACCGGCGCGCCGTCGATATTGTGGGACAACTTGAAACGCATCGTTTGCATGTGATCGCGCTTGATTGTGTCGAATGCATCGCACTGCATTGGTGTCAGTGTCATGATTGCAAAAGGGTGTTTGTCTGCATAGTCAATTAACTTTTGCGCATTGCTGCTGCTTTGGTCCATGGGCGCGGTGTAGTATTTGTTGAGTAGTTTTAACATTGTCTTTCTCCTTGTTTGCTTTTGATGTCCTATTATTAGGCTGATTCGCATATAGAGTCAAGCCTAACAAGCGGTAATATTTACTGGTAATCTTTTCCCCCTTTCCCTGGGGTTTGGGTATTGCGAATCATTCTGGTATATGGTTAAAAGATTATAGAAACACACACACACAAGGGAAAAAATAACATGGCAACTTTTTTACTACTGTTAACTATAAATGGCAATGTCTCGGTTATAGATTACAATTTAAGCCTGTCAGATTGCATTTTTGCAATGGCAAACATTGATTCAATACAAGTATCTTGCGAGGCAACAAAATGATTACTATATCAACCGCTCTTTTGCTGGGCTTTACTGTCGCGGTCATTCTTGCTCTGTTAGGCTATGCGATTGCAGTCAATTTCTAATCACACACACACAAGGGAAAAAAGAACATGTTTAACACGCTCAACAAAACGACAGTACGCGACATAATCAAAGCACGTGGCACAAGATTCGCAACTGTGTCTTTTCGTAAAAAAGATGGGTCAGTCAGAACGGTGAACGGCCTATTTCGTCCTGCCAGTCATATCGTAGGCAATGCCAAGGGGCGCGCAATATCAGCCACAATGCAAGTGAATGGATATGTTCCTATTTATAGCATTGCAGATGAGGGCTGGCGCTGCTTCCATGAATCCAGCGTTCTAGAAATAAAATAGGGAATAAAGAACATGTTAAATACTTACGTAGTGGCAACCCGCGAAAATATACTTTGTGAGTTCACGCCGTGGTCTAGTGACCTGCTAAGCCTGCAAGATGCCAATACACAATCGGCCGCGCTACGGTCGTTAGGCTTTGACGCTGTAACAATCAACACAACATCCATTTGAAGGAATCAAACCATGTTAAATAATCCAATTGACGCTCTGTCGACGAGTCAACATTGTCTAGACGTAGCGTACCATTTGAGATCAGCCTATGAATCTCTGGTAGTTTCCCACTATAAAGAGGGGGCCGCGCGCGAGTATCATTTGATGTCCGCCAAAGCTTCGTTTGAGCTTGCATGTGAAGGCGGATTCCCTTCAGGAATGGAAGTGACTGCAAGGCAATGTGGCGAAGCTGATTCCTATTACAGGAGGCAATTTTTCGCCCACTATCGCGACAAAAAAGGCGATAAGGTGGAAGTGACCAAGATTGGCGACTCAACCCGCTGGCAAGCATATTGCGACGGTTGGGAAGAAAATGAAGAGTTGGGCGACTATAAAGAATGGGAAGGGTAAGACAATGGCAAGC